GGTCAATGGGCTACTTCTATGATTGGTATTACTGCTGCTATTGCTGGAGTTACAAAATTAGTAGGTGATGCTGTTAGAATTATAACAGATTTTGAAAAAGCAAATAGTAAACTTCAAGCTGTATTAGGTGCTACTAATGATGAAATGAAGATAATGAGCGACCAAGCAAAAGAACTTGGTGCAAGTACAGCATTTACAGCAAGTCAGGTAACAGAGCTTCAAACTGAATTTGCAAAGTTAGGATTTCCAGTTGAAGATATACAAAATATGACTGAAAGCACGCTTAATGCAGCAGCAGCATTAGGTAGTGAGTTAGGGGAACAAGCGGCACTATCAGGAGCAGTATTAAAACAATACGGTTTAGATAGTTCGGAAGCCGCAAGGGTTAATGATGTGTTAGCAAAGTCAGCAAGTAGTTCAGCCTTAGACTTTCAAAAGTTAGCAACAGCCTTACCAATAGTGGGGGCAACAGCAAACACAGCGGGGGTAAGTTTGGAAAGAACAACAGCCTTATTAGGTACTTTATCAGATAGAGGTTTAGATGCAAGTTCAGCGGGTACGGCATTAAGAAATATATTTTTAGAGTTATCTAAACAAGGGTTAACTTTTGAGGAGGCAATGTTGCAAATAAATAACGCTACTGATAAGAATGCGGTAGCAATGGACTTATTTGGCAAAAGAGGAGCTACAGCAGGTGTTATATTAGCAGAAACTGGTGTTAGTGTTGGGGAATTAGAGGCTAAATTAATAGATGCAGAAGGGGCAGCACAACAAATGGCTGACACAATGCTTGATAACTTAAGCGGAGATATTACTAAAGCCCAATCTGCTTGGGAGGGCTTTATATTATCTTTAGAGGACGGAGAAGGGGTATTATCTCAGGTTGCTAGGAGTATTACACAGGAATTTTCCCATGTTTTAGGGGTTTTAACTAAAATAAACGAAGGTAAATTTGCCTCTACCGGATTGTTAGCCTTAGAAAAAGCTGGTGTTGATACCACTAAATCATTAGATGGATTAGGCTTGTCTTATGAGCAGATAGCGAAAGCAACAGACAATAATTCTGTTCTATTAGATTTAATGTCCGAAAGATTAAGGAATGGCGAAATAACAATAGAAAAATATAGAAAGGGGGTTGAGCTACTTGCTAATGGGTGGAAAAGAGCAAGTAAAGACATTAAGGAGGGTCAAGAAGAAATTGCAGCAGCAGACACAGTAATAGAAGAAAGCACAGAACTTACAGATAAAGAAAAAGAAGCAATAAGAAAGAAAGCAGAGTTAAGAGCAGCAGAAAAGAAAGCAGCAGAGCAAAGGACTGAAGATGTAGAAAACATAGAAAGTAAAGGTTTGTCTGATGATGACTTAACAGCCATTGGTGAGGGTGAGGATTTAAAGAATGAGTTGTTAATAGAAAAGCAAAAAGAGTTTAATGAAATGACTCTAGATGAAAAGATGGCATTCTTAGCGGAGCAGGCTAGAATAACTAAGGAGGCTTTAAATACAGAAATAAAAGAAGACGCAGCAGCACAAGAGATGAAGAAAGCAGCTAGAATGGACTTTCTAAGAACAGCGGCTAGTGTTTTTTCTGGGTTGGCTGGACTCGCTAAAAAAGGTAGTGATGAATTTAAGGCTTTAGCTCTTGCAGATATAGCAGCAAACACAGCGATAGGTTTTGTTCAAGCATTAAACATTGCTCAAAAATCAGCATCAGCAACGGGACCAGCAGCAGCGTTTGCCTTTCCAATATTCTACGCTAGTCAAATCGCAGCCGTTCTTGGTGCAGCATCACAAGCTAAAAGTGTTTTAAGCACTAAAGCCGCAAGAGGTATGCTATTAGAAGATGGTGGAATGATAAATGGCAATAGTCACGCAAACGGTGGTGTTCCATTTTCAGTAGATGGTCAATTAGGTTTTGAAGCAGAAGGAGGAGAGGCTATAATAAATAAAAAGAGTACTCAAATGTTTAGACCTTTACTGAGTGCTATTAATGAAGCTGGAGGTGGTGTTTCTTTTGCTAAAGGTGGTAAAATAAAGAAGTTTCAAAATGGGGGGATACCTAATAATTTGAGTGTATCATCTGCACAACAGGGATTTTTGCAAAGACAATTAAACTTAGAAGAGTTTTCAAGTACTATTATAGAAGGTATAAATAATAAACAAGTTATAAATGTAGCCTCAAACACAAGTGATGTAGCTACGGAGGTTTTTAATACACAGTCAGAAGCAACTTTTTAATTATGATGATAGATGAAAAAACAAAAGAAAAACGTAGAAGTATCTGCCAAGTTTGTCCCTACAAAAGAGGAAACTTCAAATTATTCGGTATCACTTTATTTAAAAGAATACCACAATGTAAAGTTTGTAAGTGTTCTATATTATTAAAATCAATCTTTAAAGATAGTAAATGCCCTAAAAATAAATGGTAAGAGATAAAGCATTACAAATAAAAGATAAGCAACCATACATTGACGCCTTAAATGAGATTAAAAAAATAAATCCCAACAGAAAGAAAGTAGCTCTTTTAATAGACACTTACAATGAGCTTAAAGGCTATGAGTTATTTCATATAGATAGCTTCTTTAAGTGTGGTGATTGCAGAAGAAATATAAAAAACTTTTGGACTAATATAGTTAATGAATGGAGCAAATAATAGTAAAGGAGCTGTTAAATAAATATGGCATAGATGCCGATAAAAAAACGGTTAGTTCATTTGTTAAAATAATTCAATTAGGCTTTAATGCGACTTGGTTAAAAAACTCTTGCATAATAAAAGATTTTGACACTATGTATAAAAAAGGAATGACAAACACAGCTATATATGTAGAGTTAGGAATAACATATAAAGCTCATCATGATTCTATTAGGAGAATAGTAGCAAATAGAAAAGATTACGAACTATAATTTTAATGTACTATTTATGTACAAAATATAGTTTTGTATATTAATAATTTTGTAATATAATATTTTATGAATATGATATTTAATAAAAAAGAAGATTACACAGAGTTAAGTATTAACGATGAAATCGGCTTTTGGGGGATAAGTCATCAAGACTTTACAAATCAATTAAAAGATGTTGACGGAGATATTAAGTTAAACATTGCCTCTTATGGCGGTGTTGTTACTGACGCCTTTGCAATATATAACTCCTTAAAATCTCATAAAGGTAGAGTTGTAGCTAATATCTATGGAGATTCAGCAAGTTCAGCGACCTTAATAGCTATGGCTGCTGATGAGATTAGAATTGCTGATAATGTTATGTTTTTAATCCACAATGTTTGGGGAGGGGTTACAGGAGAAGCAGATGATTTAAGAAAGTATGCCGACGATATGGATAAAGTAAATGCTAATATAATTAATGTTTACAAGAAAAAAACAGGACTGAATAAAAACACAATTAAAGCTTTAATGAATAAAGGGGATTGGATGACAGCAAAAGAGGCTAAAGAGAATAAGTTAGTTGATGAAATAGTAGAACCTGAAAAATTATTTAACAGAAGTGAAGCGTTGTTAATGAATAGTGTAAATGCTGAAATGAAAGCAGCATTATTAGAAAAAGTAAATAAATTAAATAATAATAAAAATCAATCAGAAATGAACGAAGAAACAAAAGGTTTCTTAGCTACTTTGAAAGATGACATTCTTAACGCAATTAAGCCTAAAGAAGAAGTTGTTGTTGAAGAAGTTGTTGAGAACAAAGAGGAAGCAATCTCAAAAGATGATGTTTCTGAAATGGCTAATTCATTGAAAGCAGAGTTTGATAGTACTATATCTGCAAAAGATGCTAAAATTGCAGAACTTGAAGCGAAAGCAAATGAGGCTGCTGAATTAAAAGCTGAATTAGACAAATTAAAAGCATCTAAAACAGAAGTTAAAGGAGAAGAAAAATCTCCAAATGTAGAACTACAAGCTAAAGAAGAAGGTAAGCCTTTATTTAACTTTTTGGCTAATAAATTAAACGCATAAGAAAATGGCAAATGCAGCAACTACAAGTTTTTCAGTAACATATAACGGTAAATTCGTTACTGATTTATTTTTAAAACCACAAGAAGGTGGTCAAGATATTTTTTCAATTTACCGAGTAATGCCAAATGTAGTGGATAAGGAAAACATTTATATTACTGGAAATTTATCAAAAATATTAAAAGGTAAGGAAGGATGTGGATTTTCATCAACAGGGAATTTTGAGTTAACAGACAGACAAATCCAAACAGAAAGAATCGGGGCAGACTTAGAGCAATGTTGGTCAGCTTTTGAAGGAGAAGTTTTTGAAGAATCTTTAAAGCAAGGTGTTCAAAAAGGAGATATTCAAGGCACTTGGCTTGAAACAACAATTAGAGCTAAGATTATGGATGCTTTAGCTTCTGATATTCCACGTTTACAATGGTGGGCTAAAAGTGGTGCTTTAAGTGCTGATTACGACCCATTTGATGGTTGGATGCAGAACTTCTATGACAACTCTGCAACAATGGGACAATATGCAGCTACATCATCTATAAGTGGAGCTGAAAGTTTAGGTGTTTTACAAACTGATGGAGCTTTAAAAATCTTAAAAAGTATGTATGCTAATCGTACAAAAACTTTAAGAGAGCTGCCAAAGTCAGACCAAAAAATCTACACTACTCAAACAATGTATGACAACCTTTTAGAGACTTATGAAGACACTCAAAGCTCTGCTGGTTTACTTAGATTGATTGATGGAGATGGAGATGAAACTAAGATAATGTTCAGAGGTTATGAAGTTATTGTTGTTAAGGGGTGGGATACTCAATTAGCTGATACGGATAACCCTCACGCAGCAACATTCGGAGCTAATACAACTGTTTGGACTACTCCAAAAAACTTAATCTTAGCTACAAATGTAAGCGACCCTAAATCTCAAATTGAGATGTGGTATGAGAAGAAAGATGAGAAAGTTTATACAAGAATTAGATATAAACAAGGTGCTCAAATCTTACATCCAGAGTTAGCTTCATTGCTTTACTAACATAATATAGGGGGCGTTAATTCGTCCCCTTAACTTAATAAAATAAATATAATGGCAGAATTACAAAATGATGTATTGGTAGACTGTAACAGTAATAACCGTAATGGAGGTATAAAGAGAATATTTGTGTCAAATAGAGAGAACATTGACACTTTTACGGCTGGTTCAGTTAATGATTACACGTCCGTAACTATGGATGCTACTTCTGATGTTTGGTTTGAGGTTCAGATAGATGATAAAGCTGGGTCAATAATTAGTGAGCCAACAAACGAAAATGGAAGCACAATGAATGCTAACACGGTTGAGGCTACAATCCCTAAGTTAGATAAGACTAAGGCTTTTGCTTTACAACAATTAGTTGATAGCTGTAAAGTTATTGCAATAGTAGAAACTTATAATAGCACAGGAACTTACAACCAAGCTTTTGTAGTAGGTTATGATGAAGTTTTAAAAAAGGATGCAGCTTTAATGTGTTTAGTTGCTCAAACTTTAGAAACTGGTTTACAGGGTCAGAATGCTTATACATTAACAATGGAAGGCGAATCAAAAGAATTAATAAGAGAGTATGTTGGTACTATCGTTGCTTATGACGGTGGCTCTAACACTATTGTTAACTTTGGTTCATAATATTAGAGGGTGGTTAATTCCACTCTCTTTATAACATAAAAAATATGTATAAAATAAAAAAGGCAAGTGTAGGAAAGTTGTATTGTTATTCTAAGGGGTGTTTTCCTTTAAATGACAACTTAAAACAATCAGTACTTAAACAACTATTTAAAGATAATTGCGAGCATATATACTATGGAGAAGCAAAAAGAACAAGCGAGGAAACCAAGACATCGGAAAGTACCGCAAAAGAAGATATTAGCAATAACAACACAAGACGCAAAACCGACAGAGGAAAAGCAAACAAAAAACGAACAAACAACTAAATGGTATCCTTTTTTTAAGGATTCAAAAAACACATATATTAATGATTTAGCTTTAAGGGCAAAAAGAAGTCCTACTCATGGAGCTATATTACAATCTAAAGCCACTTATACAGGGGGGCAAGGCTTTTTATTTTTCAAAGATGATGAGCCAATAGCAAAAAAAGATTTAGACACTAAGTTTAAAAACTACATTAGAAGTGTAAATAGACACAACGACACACTACATACCTTATTTGGTTTAGGAGCTTATGACTATGCTTATTCAGGTAACCACTATATAGAGGTTGTAAAGTCAGATACTTACACAAGTTTATTTTATCAAGATGCTTCAAAGGTAAGAGTAAATGATGATACAGCTTTCATAAGTGCTTATTGGAGAGATATTGAAAATAATCCATACTACAATAAAACAGATTATCCAGTTGAAGAAGTTGAGCTTTGGAATGGGGATATTAATACAAGGCAAAAAAGATTTATTTACCACATTAAAAACACAACTCCAGAATATGATTATTATGGGTTGCCAGAGGGGGTAAATGCTTTATTATGGGCTGACATTGAATACAAAATCCCTCAATTTAATTTAGACTTATTTAAGAATGGGTTTTTTCCAAGTATAGCAATGAGTATTATTGGTAGCAACCCTCCAGAGGGAATGACGCCCCAAGAATATGTAGAAGCTATAAGGGACGGTTTTACGGGGGAAGGTAACAATAGTAAAATGTTTATTCAAATGGTTGAGAGCTTAGAACAGGCAGCTCAAGTAACTGAATTTAACACTACAAGGGACGGTCAATTTACAGAGCTTCAAGAATTAGCAACTAAGAATATTATATCAGCTCATAGATGGTTTCCAAGTTTGGCAGGTATTTCAACTGCTGGAGCTTTAGGTAGCAATCAACAAATAAGAAATGAATACAACATTGCTTTAAAAAGTGTTATTATACCTTTCTACCAAAAACCATTATTAGGAGCTTATGAAAACTTAATAAGAATAGCTGGCTTTGATTATGATTTAGACATAATAAATGTAGCTCCAGTAGGAATAGAGGATAATATAGACCCTAAATTAGTATTGACTTTTAATGAGCAAAGAAAAATTTTAGGATTTGAAGCAGACGAAACAAAAGAAGGAATTTATTTAAAAGATAAAAATGAGCCTAACACAGGAAATGATGACGGCGGCGGAAGTGAAAACGGAAGCAATAGTCAACAGTAATTTAGACACAGCATACTTGGATGGTCGTATTTTAGATGCTCAAAGGCATTATATTAGACCATTTATAGGTAATGATTTTTACGAAGAGTTATTAACTCAAATTGCTGCAAGCACATTAACAGTAGCAAATACTAACATAATGGTTTATATAAAAAGAGCTTTAGCTTATTATGTTGTTTATGAGGCTTTACCATCTATTAGAGGTCAAGTTAGTAAAGGCGGTGTAATGGTTAATATAAGCTCAACAAGTGAGCCAGCAAGTGATTTAACTTTTGGGTTGATTAGAAATGATTATAATTCTAAGGCTGAAAGGTATATGAAAGAAATAGATTTTTATATAAAAGATGTTAGAAAGGATGATTCTACTGCTTATCCTTTATACTGTAAAAATCAAACTCAAACAAGTGGAATAATTATATATTAATGATTTATAAAACAGCAATATCACCTTACTCGATAAAAGAAATAGATGCCGAAACACCTCCTTTTAGCCTTGCTTCTGCTTTACACGAATGGAACTATCAAAATGCTACTGATGTTGGCACAACAGTTACTGCCGTTGACACAGGGAGTATAGGTGGTTTTGATATGACAAATCCATCAGCTGTTGAAAAACCAACATTAACATCAAATGGGTTTGGCTTTAATAATGCTGAAGCTTTAATATATAACACATCATCCCCATTTAGAGGGGCAGATGCAATAGGGGTTATACACGCATTAGTTTATTTTGATAATTCAAATATATCATCATTTGCGACAGCAGACAGCACAAGTAATGCGTCAGACAGATATAGAATTGACACTTTAAGTAGAAATTCAAGATTTCAAATAGTTAAGTCTGGGGCAGTAGCAAATCAAACAACAACAGCCACATATAGTGGGTGGAAGTTAGTTAGTATAGTTAATGATGGTGTAGATAACTACCATTATGTTGATGGTATTGAAATTTTAAGTTTCTCACATGATGACATTGGGGGCAATTGGTTTAATCAAATTTCTGCAAATAATAACATCTCCATAGGTGTTCAATATCGTTCAAATCCTATTTATGGAAATGGGTTTGTAAAATACGTTGCATATTCTGCTTACATAAGTAAAGAATCAGCCGAATCAGATATGAATTTAATTTTAAACTCAAATCTTTAAAAATGATAGTAGCAGAATTTAATACAATAGAAGAATACAACGAGGCAAACCAACAAGCCCATAAAATTTTAACTAAAGTTAAAGGGTATAATTCTCCTATGTATGCAAGTGAAAAGC